GATCTCTGTTCCTCTGCCACCTTCTCGTCGTGGCAGCCAGTAGTCTTCGAGCATTGTCATGAATTTTCTGTCGTCTCTGATCTCACCCGTAGATGAATCGTAAACGATCTTATTTTTGAATTTCGTCATGATATCGCGCAGATATTGCTCTGCCTTCATTCTAGGCAGACCACCAACGTCGATATAGAAAACTCGTCTCTCGGGCGCGCGTGAGATTCGATAGATCAACATCGAATCTTCCATAGATTTCAACTGATTCAGAGGGCGAATCGCCTTGTGCAGATACGAAAGAACCATCGTGTCTTCTGCGTTAAGGTAACCACTTGTGCAGTAAACGATGGAGTCTTTCGCAATCTTCAGCCCTTCGACATCTGATTGAGGCACTGATCCTAATGAACCAGCCTTCTTCAAGAATCCTGCCTTGTTGTAAAGATAATACTCTTCGACTACCTTCTCAACAGTCATCCTAGAATCTTTCGAGAACGGGATGCGTTGGATCTTCTTGATTTTCTTGATATGTCGAGGATCGATATAGCGAATCTCTTGAATACCCTGAGACGGTTTTTCAATATCGATTATCGCATGATAATAGAGCCTTCCGTCGATGTACCACCGACGGAAGGTCTCGTAAGATAGTTTGCTGAATTCCAGAAGATTCAAAACCTCCTGAAACTCTTCAATCATCTTCTTCTTGATTGAGTCAGATATCTTCAATTCATCAAGCACCAAAGACACCGTCTCTTCGGACGAGTCTTCAACAATCGCTTCATTGACGATATCTTGAATAGCCATATCAACAGTTGGATCCTGAGATATTTGCCGATATTTGAATACCAGCTCTGCCTCGGTGCGAACGGAACCGTCGAGGTCTACGTATGTACCGTAGACCCCGCCCTCGGTTACGATCAGCGATCCATCATCATTAGTCGGAGGAACGAAGGATACCAATTTATCCTTCTGTTCCTCGTTCTCCTTTCGCTTAAACTCAAAACCAAATAGTTGCATATTATTTCAATTAACCAAGGACGTCAGATGTACCTGACAACCAGAAGTCATACTGCCAAGTGACTTGATATGTCTGAATGGTGTCGGTTGTGTTCCAATCAAGATCAACTTGAGCCACGTCAGATGGCCAAGCACCATCCAATACAAATGAATTGATGACCGAACCGGCGCCTTCCTTACCGTATTGTGTAATCACTATAGGATACTTGTATCCATTGGCGTAATTGCTATCTCTGGTATTTCCAATATGAGTATTGAGATTGTCATGCATCCAACCCATTAGAGTTTGATAAATGCCATCATCTTCGTCAGCCATTACTGTGACTGTCCATTCTGCGAATGTTCTGTCACCAGCGACTTTTACTTTTCTGCCAAAATAAGGAACTTCAATCGTTCCTACCGTAGATGCAGGAAGTGAAGCCGCTTGACACAAAAGCATTCCTCTCGCTGCATTTCCTACGACTTGAGCTGGTAATATAATTTCAAACTGAGACGGTCTAACACCGCCTTTTGTTAGGCCAGAGCGTCTAAAAGTGTCGACATTAAAAGCCATTTCTATTCTCCTGTGTTTCTCTTATTTAGTTAATTATTTCTAATTAACCAATCGACGTTAGGTTGGTGCCAGTTAGCACGACTTCGGAGAATTCTACTCCAGTTCTCACTGCGACGAAGTTCAATTGGATGAAGTTAATCGAACGTGCTGGCTTAATGTAGATGTCACCAACAAATTCGTTTCTATCAATCACTTCACCAGTGTTGTTTGTCGAGTCGCAGATAACACGGAAATCGGTGATACCACGTCTTGATTGTACCGTTCTGAGGTAGGGTTCTACTGTACTAACGAATTGACGTCGGGTGAAATCATCGTTGAATTCGAAGAGAACAAATTTGGAGAATGCTGCAATTGCCTTTTCCAGAGTGATAAACAGTCTTCGAACGTTGATTCGATCAAATGCCGATGGCTTCGCGAGTAGAGTCTTATCACCGTAGAGAACAGTACCTTGACCAGCAAATGAAACAACAGGGTTAATTCCCTTCTTGTACAGAACATCTCTTGCAGCCTTACCTGGGTTCCAAGCAAGTTTGATGATGTTCTTAATTTGACCACGATTCAGACCAGCGGGTGACCACCAAGAATCGTTTGTTTCGTCTGTTCTCGCGCATAGACCAGCAACGTCGCCGTTCAGAGGAATCCAACGATATACGTCGTTATAACGGTCGTACATGTACTTGTAACCGCTATCCAACACCGCATATGAAGACGAACGGATGTTATCTCTGAATGCAACAACATCAGCGTCTTCGTCGAATGAAGTATTGTTGACTACGTCGCTCTTGTCTGGTGATAGGAATACGACACAATCCTTTCTGTATTCTGCGATGTTATCAATCAGATAGTTAGCGAGTTGTTCGCCGCCTGCACCGCCTCTGCTCTTGCCAGTCAGAATCAAAGATACATCATACTCCTCGCCGTTACGATAGAGATTGTATGCATTGATAACTTTTCCTAGCGCAATGCTGTTTTCGTCTGATCCGTCACAACCGCCGATGAACGTCTGATTGTATGGAACTGTAGTAGTTGCGGTGACGATGTTGAGTGCCGTTTCAGAACCAGCACCTGATCTATCATTCGCCCATCTTACATATCGCGAAGAACTGTTGATGACGTTCTTGTAATAGATGTCATCGCCATCTACTGACTTGGCATCAGTTGCGCGTGAAAGACCTTCGAAGACTTCGAGAATTGTTCCTGGAACACCAGTGAATTTGCCCTTCTCATCGACAACAACAATGTGCAGTTCGTCTTTTTGGCCAATCGCGCCATTTTCAAGAACGTACTGCGAAGCATCTGGAGATGCATCAACAACGTTCCAGTATTGCCAATAACGCTCGATAGTTGTCGAGGTTATGGTAGCCGCGAGTTGATATTTTTCGGAGAAAGAAAGAACGACGGCTGATTCGTCTGCATCGCCAGTTGAATCTGCAATTGCTGTCAGTTTAAGATACTGATATCCAATTGAACTGTTACCTACTTTTACGAAATCGCCAATTGTGAGTAGAGCGACTGACTCGGCTACCATGGATACTGCATTACCAACACCCGATTCGCCAGCTTCACAGGTTAGTGTAGCCGTATTTGAATTGACAGTGAAAGTAATCGAAACTGTCGATGCAGCTTCAGAATCATCGAATTCCGATGGATCAATTACAGAGGTAAAAGCATCTGCGCTATCGCAAACAGAAATTTTCAGCGAGTTACCAAGCGAACCAGGATAACGTGCTACCCATTGAACGTCGCTATCGAAAGTGATCGTTTCATAGTGTTCGTCGTTTTTGACCGTAGAATCAGTCAATACAACAGCACCTGTATTAGCAACAGCACTGGTCGATTGTGTATTAGGAACGAAGGCAATCGATTTGTTGGTTCCATCGGCAGTAGCAGCTTTAGACAAAACGATATTGGTATCTGAACCATCGACTTCTGTACTGCTGACGAGTGTGCCTTCTGGAATGCCAGGACCAAAGACCAACCAACCAGCGGCGACAGAGCCGATTGCGGTGTTGCCAATTGCAACGATGGTTGTATTTGAAGCATCTGTCGTGACAGCCGCGACTACAATGTCGGTCGTTTCGAAGTTTGCTGCTCTACTTACATAAAGAGCGTTGCTATATGCAAGAAAACTAGCGGCAGAGAAAAAAGTCTCTGGGTTTTGATTTGTTGGTTTACCATATCTGGTAATTAGTGACGCTTCTGAATCAACGAGGAGCGCTCTGTCTACTGGACCCCAATTGAAAACGCCCGCGATAGCACCAACGCTTGCAGAGGTTCCTGGAACAATAGTAGTCAGATCAATCTCGGATACATTAACGCCTGGGCTTACTTGAAATGCCATGTTTTATTCTCCCTATAGGCTGACAAAATGAACTTTGTGATATATTTATAAATCGTCATTGTTGAGACTAAGCCAATTCGAATCATCACCAACAGCGAATATTTGTTCCTCCACGAAATCATTTCGTCCATCATCTATTATGCCAAAGGGTGTTAATTGATCGAACAATTGATCTTCGCTGACATCCCTTAAATTGTTGAGTGTATTTATATCAGTGAGTTCTCTGAAGAACTTCTGATTCGACAACCATGCGAACAGTACCAGACACATGACAAGGTCATCATGACATCCAGATTCTGCTTCCCAACTGACACCTTTCTTACTGAATGTCGACAGTTCTTCGATGGTAGCAAAATCATTGATGATCAACTGATTTTGTTCGACAAGAAGTTTGAGTACCGAACATCCAATCGACTTCACCGTCTTCGTCGTGCGAATACCGCGGTCTACACCTTTTTGCAGAGATGTCGCAATTCTCTTTCCTGATCGCCCACTCGACTCGGTGAAAAGAACGTTCTCGTACTCGAAATCTTCGTAAAGCGATACTGCTACTTGCTCGCCGATGTCATTGACTTCGACCAACACCTGCGCATCATTATAGAAATGAGCAATTCTATTGATGATCGAAGAATAGTCAACTGGCGTGATCATATTGTCTCTGAAGACGCAAACTTGTTCGTAAGGCATTCTTGTGACGTCGATCACTTGAAACGCTGAGTAGTCTAATCCCTTACCCCGCGAGACATCGGCGACTATGGTGTAGGTATGCCCTTTGATTGGATTTTTGTATGATGAAATTCCGTTTGACTGCGTGATCGGAGTCTGATGAACAAGTTGCTTGAGTTTAGCACCACTGATCAGCGTGCCCGAACTGCCGATGAACTCGCAGCAATTTTCTTGTTCAAACTTTTCATAATCATAGTTAAGACCCGCGAGAACGTCTTGCTTCCATTTCTCGTCTCTCCCAGGCACGTCATACCACATGACTTTAATTGGGTGGTATTGATTTCTGTCTTCTATCGCATTCGTCCATAACTTATAGAAGTGATTCATGCCGTTCGGCGTAGACACCAATATAACCTTCGTCGAATCGCCAGAGGTTACTGTAGGAAATACTGACGTAAAGAACTCATCCCAATTCTCGATGAAGGCTGCTTCATCAATGAACAGTAGATTGATCGAATAACCACGAATAGCGGATGCCGATGTTGCAGAAGCGATCACGCGACTATTGTTTTCGAGTTTGAATGATCCCTTGTTCCACTCAATGACGCCTTGCTGTAACCACTTAGGCAGATGCTCGAATGCGAGTTGAACTCTGCTCATGATTTCGCGCGCGGTTTCTGCTTTGTTCGCCAGAAGCGCGACCGTCTTGTCTGAGTTGAATAACACGTACCAGAGAATGAACGCTACTGTCGACGTCGACTTGCCAACCTGTCGTGCAGTCGTGATAATCGTGTACCGATTCTCTGCCATGCTATTGACCATCTGCTCTTGATAGTCATAAAGCTCGAACGGTACTAAACCTCTGTCGACGTGAACAATGCGGACGTAAGTCTTGATGAAGTGAATTGGATCTTGGGAACACTTGATGTATTCCTCGATCATCTCTTGAGTCCAACTTATCTCGGTGTTGATTCTCTTGAGATTGATATTGCCTCGGAGACCATGGTCAATTATTACATTTTCACCAATCATGTTATGTTTTCTTCATGTCCTCAATCATGCGTTGGAGATCGCTGGTAGAACCGACAAACATGTTGTTATTGACTGTCTGAGGTTGAGTAGTCGAGTGCGAAGGATCATCCTTCTCCAGTTCTTTTTTCGTCTTGTGAATACTGATCAGATCCTTGTTCGCCTCCATCAAAGTCTTCAACATCGTCGCGACGACTTCGAAAGCGCGCGGATGTTGTGACTGCTCCGCGACGGTCAGAAGAACGTCCAATGCACCAGAACCCTTCTCGATGAGGTCGTATAGATTGTCTCTCGAATAGTCGAAGTCGTCTTCCACCGTGTCTCCAGAGACGTTGGATCGACTTGGCACGCGAGGCAGTTTCTCTTCATAGACTTCGATCGGATGCATGTTCAGAGTTTCACTTATTTTGTCAGTACTCATGACTATTCCTCAAGTATAGGACCAGACAATTCGATGATGTAATCCCAGTTGTCTGTCGAAGAAATTTCAGAGTATGGTACGGTATTTGACGAATCTGTTGTTGGTTCACCGTTCGCGGTTAGGCCAGGATAGATAGTGATCCTTGATGTGACAGAAGCATTACCCTTAGCGTCAGCGATGTCGTCGTACAATGTCGAATCATAAAAATTGACATTCGCTAGTTTGATGACGCCAGTCTTCTTGGTGGGACCGAAGAAGAACCCTTTCATCGTGAAATCAAGTGTCCAGATGATTGCTTTACGTTCGTTGAAGTCACCCTCATACGTGTCTTCGAGAGCGACATTCGTCAAATAAAGAGGAATGTCAAGTATTATCTCTGGCTCATCGACCATGCGAACTGTCGTCGTCCACTCTGGAGTGAAGAATGGTAGTATCTGCTCGACAATCATCGTACCATCTTCAGTATTCTTTACCATGATTGACAGTTGGAAAGAGATGTCGTATGGTACTGGATTGTACTGATACTTCTTGATGCCTTCGTCACTGCTTAACTGCTGCGATACGAACTTGTTGATCGTCGACAGTTTTCTTTCCGCTGCATATGTGAACGACGTGATTTCGAATGCCATTCGCGGCAGAACGATGGCGAATGGATTAGCAAGATCAGGGTTGCCTTCTACGCGCGCGAGAAATTTTTCCCTCGGGCCATACGACAGAGGAACCTTGATCGATTGGACTACGTTGTCGCTGTTATCGCGACGATTGATCCAGATGTCGTTGAATATGGTGCCGAAAAGCGTAACGTACTTTCTTATCGAACCATAGTAGAATGTTTGCCCGAAAATTTGCGTATACTCCTATTCTATGGTTCACCGAACGGGTTAGTCTCACTCCAATCGATGAAGTTGTTCGCTATAGTTTCGAACTCGTCATTATCGGCAGTTGTGTCTAGATTGTAGTCGCCCGTGATGGTCGGTTGCCCTGTCGTCTCGTCGATGATAATATTTCCATTCGCGTCGCGTGATGCTGCGTCACCGACTTCAATAGAATACTGTGTACCTAGTGTGTCAATCGCCTCTACGCCAGTATTGAGAATCTCATTGCC